ACACATCGTTGTGTCTCCAAAACAGATCAGCGATTTGTTGAACAATACAACAGTCACAAGCTCTGATTTCAACACCGTCAAGGCGTTGGCTCAAGGCCAGATTAACTCGTTTGTAGGGTTTAATTTCATCGTTAGTAACCGTCTAACAACAGACTCAAACAGTGATCGTCAGGTGATTGCTTTTGCGTCAGACGGTCTTAAGCTTGCAGTTGGTAAAGAGCCAAATGCGCGCATCGATGAACGAGCCGACAAGTCATATTCAACGCAAGTCTACTATTGCCAAACCATCGGGGCAACTCGGATGGAAGAAGCCAAAATAGTAGAAATTGCGTGTAACGAATAAGGAGACTGATCAATGGCTACTGTTTTTTCAACACAGCGTACTAACAGCAGAGCAACACCTGTTGTTATGAACAAAGCAAATGAGCTGGGCGGTCGTGTCCGTGTGGCTCATGGCACATTTGAAGCAAGCTCACTTGCATCAGGCGATGTAATCGAGATGTTTGTTTTACCAGATGGCGCAAGATTGCTTGAAGGCTCACTCGCACATGATGCGTTGGGCGGTTCAACAACCTTGTCTGTAGGTCATGCAGCTTATGTCAATGCAGACGGTACAGCGGTTTCTGCTGCTGCTGCTGCATATAAAGCGGCTGCTGCATCAACAGGCGCTCAAAAGGTAGACATCCTCGCAACGCTGGCTCTAGGCTCTGGTACAGAACTAGACGCTAATGAAGATGGCGTTACGGTTACCGTCACAATGGGTGGTGCTGCTGGTACTGGTACTATCGAAGTAACCATCAAATATGTCGTAGACTAATAGGTTGGGGCGCGTTTGCGCCCCTTCTTTTCTTATGGAGTTTAAATATGCCATCTACCGTTGATATTGCTAATTTTGCGCTAAACATGTTGGGCGCATCTAACATCTCTGCACTAGATGAAAACTCCAAAGTAGCGCGTATTATCAATCAAAGATACGAAAGTGCGCGTGATTTTGTATTTAGAGAACATCCTTGGAACTCATTAATTAAAAGAGCAACACTGGCAAAAGAAACGGTATCGCCAGATTTTGGTTATGCAAATCAATTTCCGCTGCCCGTAGATCCTTTTTGCTTGCGCGTCTTGGAGTTTAGCAACGGAACACTAAGCTATCCTCAAGACAATATGCTGTCTAATACTGGATCGCCCGTGTTTGTTATTGAGGGTAGAAAACTTCTCACTGATGAAGGTACAGCAAAAATAAAATACATTGCTAGAATTACAGATCCAAACGAATACGATAGTGGTCTTGTTGAGGCATTATCTACCTATTTGGCATCAGAAATATCTTATGCTGTGACGGGATCAACCACTCTCGTTCAGCTAATGTATTCTAAATATGAACAAGTTCTCAAACAGGCACGGCACACTGACGCGACAGAAGGCGCACCGCAGCGCTTTGAGGCGTCTGACTTTATCGAGAGTAGAATGTAAATGGCACGATCTGCACCTAGTTTTAGTGCGTTCACAGCTGGTGAGATCAGTCCACGTTTGGAAGGCCGCACGAATTTAGAAAAGTATTCGCAAGGCTTATCGGATCTTACAAATATGATTGTTATGCCGCATGGCGGTGTAACTAGACGCCCAGGCACAGAATATTTAGGTGAAGTAAAAAGCAGCTCTGTTAAAACAAGACTAATACCGTTTCAATTTAAAACGTCAGATACATATATTTTAGAGTTCGGCAATCAGATCATGCGCGTGTTTCGCAATGATCTCCAGGTGCTTAACAGCTCTGCCAAAACAATCACAGCTATTACGAAAGCTAATCCTGGTGTGCTTACGAGCAATAGTCACGGATTTAGCAATGGTGATGAAATATTTGTCGATAGTATTGGCGGCATGACAGAATTAAATGGCCGTAATTATCGTGTGGCAAATACATCAACAAATACTTTTACTTTGGTTGATTTGTTTGGCAACGTAATAGATACGACAAACCTGACGACATACACATCGGGTGGCACAGCAACACAAATATTTGAAACAGCTACGCCCTATGCAGAAGCGGATTTGTTTGATTTACGATTTGTTCAGTCAGCTGACACAATGTATATCGTACACCCCTCGTATGATATTCGAAGCCTTACAAGAACAGATCATAATGTTTGGACATTTAACAATTTAATTATCGAAGGCGGTTTAGAAACAGCAAAAAATTTATCGGCGGCTACGCA